GACCCGAGAGGGTGGAGGATACTGAAGGAGGATTATGAGGGACTGAACGGGGAGAAACTGACGCTTGAGAGAGTGTTCATTCCAAGCAAGATCGCGGATAATGTGCTGCTGCTTAGGAATGATCCATTCTACATAGCGCGGCTGAGGCAAAGTGGGAGTGAAGCGCTGGTTCGTGCGTGGTTGGAAGGCAATTGGGACCTGGTGGACGGAGCGTTTTTTGATTGTTGGGATGAAACCAAGCACGTTCTGGATACTGGCGACTGGCTTTCTCGTATTCCTTATTATTCTCTTCGTTTTCGTAGTTTTGACCATGGTTATGCAAAGCCGTTCTCCGTCGGCTGGTACGCAGTCAGCGATGGGACTTGGGGACTGCCTGAAGGGGCGTTGCTCAAGTATAGGGAATGGTACGGGACAAATGGAAAGCCGAATGAAGGACTGAGAATGACGGTGGACCTGGTCGCGAAGGGGGTACTGCAGAGGGAAGTGACGCTGGATAGCAAGACCGGGAACTATAAAGAGGAGAATGTACTGTACGGGGTCGCGGACCCGAGTATCTTTATCAGGGATGGCGGGCCGAGCATTGCAGAGACGATGGGGGCAGCGAGATGCCAATGGAGGCGGGGAGACAACAAGCGCGTGCCTGGCTGGGCAGAGATGAGACGGAGGCTGAACGGGGAGGGGGGAAGACCACTTCTGTATTTCTTGAGCTGCTGCGACGACTCGATACGAACGATACCTACACTGCAAGTGGACCAAACGGACCCGGAGGACTTGGATACAGAGGGCGAGGATCATGCAGCGGATGAGACGAGGTATGCTTGCATGGCCCGGCCTTGGGTGAAGGGGCAACCGGAAGAGAGCAGGATTGTGTATCCGAAGACGCCGGATCAAATGACGCTGAATGAGATTCTGGAGCAGCACTTTCGGCATAGAAGGCAGGAGAGGGAAGAAGGAGCGTATTCGAATGACTAAAACCTCTAGCGGAGCGAGCCAGGCAGCGTGCATTGAGGTGCTGAATGAGTGATCCGCTGCGCGAACTGCAAATGGCTGACCGGGCGGAGCACCCGCGGGTTAAATTCTGGAGGCAAGAGCTCGAGAACGCGCAGAAAAGGGAGAAAAAGTTCCGGCGAGAAGCACTGCGGGTAGTGGAGATTTACGAAGGGGAAAAAAGGCAAGAAAATAGCTTTAATGTCCTGTTCTCTAATACAGAGACGCTTCTTCCAGCGTGTTATAATCAACTTCCCCGGCCGTACGTCGATCGACGATTTAAGGATGAGGATCCTCTAGGAAAAGCCGCTGCTCAGTGTCTTGAGCGCACGCTCAGCTCGCTAGAAGATAGCGGGAGCGCGGAGTATCAACCATTTGGGACCTTGATGGAGCAGGCGGTGCTCGGCGCGCTGGTTCCCGGGCGGGGACTGACGTGGTTCAAGTACGATGCTGAGTTTGAATCCAGCGAGCAAGGCGAGAAAAGCGCTGATACGGAGAAAAGCGCGGAACAGAAAAACGCTGATTTACCGGAGGATGCCGATGAGACCGCCAAGCAAGCGCAACGGGATACAGAAGGGGAAGAGATACTTGAGACTCCCCAAGAGAAGGTTAAGTACGAGACGATCTGCGGGGAAGATGTTGACTATGATTCGTTCTGCTTCGGGCCCGGAAGGCAATGGGTAAATGTGCCCTGGGTGGCGAGATACCACCTGATGACGGAGGCGGACGCGGTTGCGAGCTTTGGGAAGAAGATTGCCAGCAAGCTGAAGTATCAGACGGCGACCAAGATCAATGTTGATGGCTGGAAAAAGGAGAATAGCGAGGAGCAGGACCCGCAGGGCACACAGCATGTGAGTCCGGTGTGGGAGATCTGGAATAAGGAGAAAAAGGAGGTACACTTTTACTCCCCGAGTTACCCCGACGACCTGCTGAAGACAGTGGAGGATCCGTATGGGCTGAGTGGGTTCTTTCCTTGCCCGGAGCCACTGCATTTTCTACTAAAGCGGAGCACGTTGGTGCCGACGCCGCTTTATATCCTGTACGAGGAGCAGGCGAAGGAGCTGAACCGCATCACGACGAGGATTAATAAGATACTGGGCGCCCTCAAAGTGCGGGGCTTCTACGACGGCACGATGCAGGGGCTGAAAAACCTGCTCGAAGCGGACGATAACACGCTCCTACCGGCGGAGAACGTCGCGGCGCTGCAGCAGGGGCAGAATCTGCAGAATAGCGTGTGGTTCATGCCCTTTGAGGTGCTTGTGAGCGCGTTGCAAGCACTGTGGCAAGGCCGGGAGGAGATAAAGGACACGATTTATGAAATTACTGGCATGGCGGACATTATGCGCGGGGAAGGCGCCGCCAGTGCTCCCGCCACGCTGCAGCAAATTAAGAATCAGTGGGGTACACTGAGACTGAAGAGGTGGCAGCGCTATGTTCAAGAGTATGTACGCTCGTGCCTGCGCATTATGGGAGAGCTTGCGGGCAAGCATTTCTCGATTAATACCCTTGCGACGATTACCAACCTCGACTTCGCTAAGCCGGAGGACATTAAGAGAGCGCAACAAACGCTGAGAGCGATAAATCAGCAGATGATGCAGATGCAGCAGCAGGCACAACAACAAGCGGCGATGCAGCCTCAGCAAGGTCCCCCCGGTCCACCCGGCGGCTCTCCCCAGCCTCCAGGCGCTGCTCCTGTCGCGCCTCCGGGTGCTCCCGCGGGTCCCGCTGCACCGCCGCCCCCTCTACAGCCTACTCCGGAGATGCAGCAGGGGATGGAGCAGGCGCAGGCAGTACTGCAGAAACCGGCGTGGGATGACGTGGTGAAACTCCTGCGGAATGACATGCTGCGGAGTTACCGGATCGACATTGAGACTAACTCCACGATCGCATCAGATACGCAGGAAGACAAGGACAATGTTAGCGATGCGCTGACAGGGATTAGTCAGATGCTGCAGAGCTTTGCCCCGATGGTACAGCAAGGCGTGCTGACCATGCCGGTGATGAAGACGATTCTGCTGACGACTGTGAGGAAGTTCGCATTTGGCAGGGAGTGCGAGGATGCGATTAAGCAGATGCCGGATCAAGCTCCGTCGCCTCCACCGGACCCAAGCGCTCCGTCGCCTGAGGAACTGGATGCGAAGAAACAGGAAGCAAACGTCAAGATTCAAGTAGCGCAGAGCAAGCTGCAACTCGCCGGGATGGAGGGGCAGCAGGCACAACAGGACCTGCAAGTGAAGGCGCAGGAGAGCCAAATGAAGATGGCACAGGCGCAGCGGGATGAGCAGCTAGCGCAGCAACAGCATCAAGTGAAGCTGGCGCAGATGGACCTGCAGATGCAAGAGATCGCGATGAAGAAGCAAGTAGCACAGATGACCCTGCAGCAGAAGCAACAGGAACTGGCACTGAAAGGCCAGGGGATGATGATGGATGCACAAGCGGATAGGATGCAGCAGGGACTGCAGATGGAGACTGCGCAGATGGGAGCCCGGACGGCAGAGACGCTGGCGAGGACGCAGGTGCAAACCGCGCAAACGAAGGCGAAGGCAGCGAAACAGGCTGCAGCAGCAAGACCGAAGGGAAATGGGAGTTAACCGGCGAGCGAACGCGAGAAAAGCGCTATACTACGCTATACTACGCTATACTAACATGCCTGTTTATGAATACCAGTGCCCGGAAGGGCATGTGACAAATGAGCTGAGGACGGTAGCGGACCGCGAGCGGGCGCCGGAATGTTACTGTGGGCATATGACCCAGAAGGTGATACTGCACGCACCGCGGGTCTTCGGGGATTATGAAGGATATGAGTCACCGACGAGCGGGAAATGGATCGAAGGCAGGCGGGCCCGGCTCGAGGACCTTAAACGGACCAACTGCCGCCCATACGAGGACGGTGAACGGGCTGAGTTTGAGCGCAGAAGAGCGACTGCTGATCGGGAACTGGACAAGACCGTCGACGAAGTTGTGGATCGTTCGATGGAAGTGCTGACACAACACGACGAGGGCAGCGACGCCCGCCAACAACTGATGAGAGGCTGAGATGGCTGGAGAGACCGAGGGTACGGGCACGGAAGGCATGACCGGGGCAGATGACGGGCTGAGTGTCGAGGAAACGGTCAATGACCTGGCGGAGAGCCTGCATCTGGTAGAGGAGCAGGCGGAGGGAAAGGGAAATGAGCAAGGTGAAGCATCGACTCAAGATGGTGCGGCTCCCCCGGCAGGCACCGAGCAGGAATCGACAGAGGGTGCTGCCCCGGCGGCGGCAGAGCAAGGCGCGGCTCCGGTTGCTCCTCCCACGGCGGACGAGCGAGTACCGGATACTTGGAGGCCAGAGGCTCAAGCGAAGTGGGCCACTGTCGACCCGGTGGTGCGAGCGGAGATTGCGAAGCGTGAGCAGGATGTAGCCCGCTTCGTAGGGGAAGCAACTCCCGCGATCAACATTGCCAAGGCGGTGACGAAGACCTTTGAGCCATACCTGCCAATGCTGCAGCGCTATGGCATCGACCCAATAGTACACATTTCAAGGTTACTGGAGGGGCATACGCTACTGCTCTTCGGGGACCCACAGACTAAAGCTCAAATGGCTCGGAATCTGATCCAAAGTGCCGGGATTGACATCCAAGCGCTTGCATCAGACCCCAACTCCACAGCGCAAGCGAATAACCAACAGCTTGGTTATATCCGCGCGCTGGAGGAGCGTTTGGCCCGCATGGAGACTGGGGTGACTGGCGTTACCTCTACGATCCAGGAAGCGAGAGAAGCCGAACTCTCGCAAGGGATAACGGCCTTTGCAAGTGATACCGAGAACCACCCGTTCTTCTGGGAAGTCGCCAATACTGGTGAGATAAAGGCTCTCATTGATAGTGGCGCAGCTCGGACACTGAGTGACGCATATGAGCTTGCAGTGCTGAAGAATCCAGTCACGCGGGCCAAGCAGCTCGCACTGGATTCCAAGAGGCAGGCCGAGGCGGCAGCAACGGCGAACGCAGCGAAGTCTGCTGCGGCGCGGAAGGCTACGAGCGCGAACGTCAAGTCAAGAGGAAGCGGGCGCCTAGCGCCGGCGGAAGAAACCATCGACGAGACGCTTCGCACTACCTTGAGCGACATTCACGCAAGAGCACCCCACTGAGGACCAAATGGCAAGCCCAAACGCAACCTTCACGGAACTGGTCAGCACGACCTTCCGGCGGCACGGAAAGAAGTTCATCGACAATGTGTCGAAGAACAACGCTTTCCTGGCCTGGATTACTCGGAACAACGAGATCACGACTGTGGCTGGGGGGCTTACGATCGTCAAGCCCCTCGACTACAACAGCAACAGTACCTATCAACGGTACAGCGGGTATGATGTGCTGAACGTGGCGCAGAGCGACGTGCTGACAAGCGCGGAGTACCCGTGGCGCCAGATCGCGATCAACGTCGTCGCCAGCGGCCTGGAAATGCGCATCAACAAGGGCGACACGCAGATCATCGCGCTGGTGAAGTCCCGGATCAAGAACGCGATTCGGACGTTCAAGAACAACTTCAGCGTCGACCTCTACTCCGACGGCACGCTGCCGAATCAGATCACCGGGCTGCAGGCGCTGGTGGCGGACGCCGGGACTGGAACGGTGGGCGGGATCGATAGCGGCACGTGGCCATTCTGGGCGAACACGGTGCAGAGCGCTGCGGCGCCGTTGCAGGGTGGTGGCGCGATCGTGCCAAGTGGGACAACGATGGAGTCGTTAATGCTGCCCCTGTGGCTGCAACAAGTCCGGGGGGACGACAAGCCCAACTTGATCGTCGCGTCGAACGACTACTACACGTTCTACGAGCAGTCGCAGACGAGCATCAAGCGCTATACCGGCGACAACCCACATAACCAGGCGACTGGGGGGTTCCTCTCCCTGAAATACAAGTCCGCCGACGTTGTGTTCGACGGCGGGAGTGGGATCCCAGCAGCGCACATGTACTTCCTCAACACGGACTACTTCGATCTGACCGTGCACGAGGA